GTACATGACTAAGAAAACTACAGATAAAAAACAGCCTGAACACTATGTAAACAACAAAGAGTTTACAGCTGCAGTCGCTGAACACAACGCACTCTACAAGAAAGCAATTTCTGAGGATGTAACTCCACCACGTATGTCTGAATACATTGGTGAGTGTATCTATAAAATTGCAACAAGACTTTCTACCCGTCCAAACTTTATCAACTATACTTATAGAGATGAAATGATTTGTGACGCCATTGAAAACTGTTTGCAATATCTTCACAACTTTAATGTAGAGAAGTCTAACAATGCATTTGCATATGTTACTCAGATTTGTTACTATGCATTCCTAAGAAGAATTCAAAAGGAAAAGAAACAAGTCTTTATCAAGCAACAATCAATTGAATCTGCGGGTATCACAACAGATTCCTTCACGACAATAGATGGTGCACATGACCCAACATTTGTCAACACTAATGTGGAATGGATGCAAGAACATATGAATCATGTGGATTACAATCCCCGTAAGAGTAAAAAGAAAACAGGGAAAGCAAAAGCAAACCTAGACCAAGATTTAAGCGAAAACAACAGTTAATGAAAATAGCTATTCTGAATGACACTCACTGTGGTGTTAGGAATGATATGGTTGAAATGTCAGAGTATCAAGGACGTTTCTATAAAGAGGTATTCTTCCCATATCTAGACCAAAATGATATCAAGCATATTATTCATATGGGTGATTACTTTGATAGGCGTAAGTATATCAACTTTGCTTCCCTTCAAAGAAACATCGAACACTTCATTAAACCTATGCAAGAACGTGGAATTACCATGGATTTGATTATAGGTAATCATGACACTTATTATAAGAATACTAATGATGTTAATGCACCAGCGTTATTACTGTATGACCAAAAGGGTGTCAATGTAATTGAAGAACCCCAAGTCATAAACTATGACGGATTGGATGTTGCTATGGTTCCTTGGATTAATAATGAAAACTATGCAGACGCTATTGAGTTTTTCCAAACAGTACCATCCGCAATCGCATTCGGTCACTTTGAGATTGAAGGTGCAATGATGAACCCTGCTATGGTTTGTTCGCATGGTTTAAGTCCAACGTATCTTAAAAGATTCGAGAAAGTATATAGCGGACACTTCCACCATAAAACAGATATAGAGAACATTCGTTATGTTGGTTCTCAAATGCAATTCACTTGGTCAGACTTTGGTGATGAAAAATACTTTCACATCTTTGATACTGATACTAGAGAAATGATGCCTGTACATAATCCTCTAACGATGTTTGAGAAGGCATTCTACAATGATACGGATGAGTCGTTTGAATCCATTTCTGATGCAGACTATGAACAGTATAGAGGAAAGTTTGTCAAAATAATTGTAGTAGAAAAAGAAAACCCTTATTGGTTTGACACATACTTAGATAAACTATACGGTGTAAATCCTTTACACGTATCTATAGTAGATGATAATAAGCATATGGATTTCTTTGATGATGAAGAGATTGAGAACATTGAAGACACCCTAACCATTCTTTCAAAGTATGTTGACGGTCTAGAGATACAGGGTAAGAAAAAAGAACTAGACAAAATCATGAAGACATTGTATCATGAGGCATTGGAAGAACATAACTTTTTATGATAAATTTTAAGAAAGTAAGATATAAAAACCTACTATCAAGCGGTAACACGTTTACTGAAATCCAACTAGACACACACCAAACCACTCTTATCTTAGGTGAAAATGGTAGTGGTAAGTCTACACTTCTTGACGCTTTATGTTTTGGATTATACGGACGAGGATTTAGGAATCTAAAGAAAGATTTACTAATAAACTCAATTAATGGTAGAGACCTCTTAGTTGAGATTGAATTTTCAATTGGTACAAAGCAATACAAAGTAATACGTGGTGCAAAACCGAACAGGTTTGAAATGTATCTTGATGACGTTCTTGTCAATCAAGATGCTAACGTAAGAGATTACCAAGAACATCTAGAAAAACAAATTTTGAAAATGAGTTTCCGCTCATTTACACAGGTAGCCATTTTAGGTTCTGCTAACTTTGTCCCCTTCATGCAGTTGAAGTCCAAGGACAGACGTAACTTAGTAGAAGACCTATTGGACATTAGTATCTTCTCTACAATGCAAGAGGTACTAAGAAACAAAATGTCTGCCCACAAAAACGAAATTACAGAGACTGGTCATGATATCAAGATTATGGAAGAACGGATTCATGGATTGAATGAACAACTTAATGTACTACGTGAGAATAGGGATTCTAAAATCTCTAAGTATGAATCCACGGTTGAGGAGACTCAATCTAACATCAACAACCTCATGGAGAAAATAGATGAAAAGACGCAAGATGTGGTGGCGGAAACCACCAGTATCAAGGATAAAGATTCTAAAGAAAATCAACTCACAGAATTGCTTGACTTGGAACGACAACTTGAAGGTGCTCGAAAGAAAACAATTAGAGAAATCAAATTTTATGATGACAACGACAACTGTCCCACATGTGAGCAAGGTATAGATGAAGACCATAAAAAGAAACATGTTACAGAAAAGGAACTCAAGAAGACGGAGTTGGTTACTGCACTTGTCGAAATCGAAGGAAAAGTCGGTAATTGTTCCAATCGATTGGCGGAAATCAGAGAAGTCCAAGGACGAATAGAAGAGGTTCAAAAAAACATTGCGCTACTGCAAACCGAAGTTGTTTCCAACCAAAAGTATATCACCAAACTCCAAAAGGAGATTGAGGACTTGAAGACGGAAGCAACTGCTGGTTCTGATGCAGAAGATAAGATTCTAGATGCTGAAGATACACTAGATATTTTGATTCAGAAGAAAGAGAAACAATCTGAAACATCACATTATTATGATATAGCACAAATGTTATTGCGTGACCAAGGTGTTAAACAAAAGATTATCAAACAATATGTCCCAATCATGAACAAACTTATTAATAAGTATCTAGCACAACTAGAGTTCTATGTTGGATTTGAGATTGATGAATCCTTTGAAGAAACCATCAAGTCAAGATTCAGAGACGTATTCAAGTATGATAACTTCTCACAAGGTGAAAAGATGAGAATTGATTTGTCATTACTATTCACATGGAGAGCAATCGCAAGAATGAAGAACAGTGTAAATACTAACTTACTTATTCTTGATGAAGTATTTGATAGTTCATTGGATACTGCTGGTACAGATGACTTTTTAAAACTATTAAACACCTTGACGGAAAGGACTAATGCATTTATTATAAGTCATAAGGGTGATGCCTTGCATGATAAGTTTAATCAAGTATTGAGATTTGAAAAATATAAAAACTTTTCTAGAGTTGCGGAATAAATAAAACATGAAAGTAATTAGAACAACCTCGACACCAAAATCGATAGTCCAACATAGTGGAGAATACCCTAAAAAGGACTTAAACCCCACGGACATTGTGGAAATTTTTGAGACGCCTTTAACAGGTTCTTACAATTGGGACTATAATGTTCAAGATAACCGTATCAAAAAACTCTATGAGTTAGGCAAAAAACTTAACTGGAATGTAGAGGTTGATGTTGATTGGGACGTACCGTTTCATCAATTAGATGCAGACACTGATATGTTCAAGAATGAAGATAGACAGTGGGATGCTCATGAAGGATACAATAAACTTACTGTAGAAGAACGAGTACAGTTTCATATAGACATGAATTCGTGGGCAGTAAGTCAGTATCTACATGGTGAACAGGGTGCATTGTTAGTTGCATCTCAATTAGCCAGTTGTGCACCAACATTCAATGCAAAACTATATGCAGCTTCTCAGACATTTGATGAAGCAAGACATGTAGAGGCATTTAATAAGTATCTACAGACACGTATTGGACGCACATGGCCGATTACTGTTCCACTTAAAAGTCTACTAGATAAAATTCTAACTGACCCACGATGGGATTTGAAATTCATAGGAATGCAAGTCATCATTGAAGGTTTAGCATTGGCCGCTTTCCAAGCAACTAGACAAATGGCTGCTGACCAAGTCTTTAAAGATATGATAGATTTGATTATTAGAGATGAAGCAAGACATGTAACATTTGGTATGACTTATCTGTCTGATTTTGTTGAAACATTATCTGAAGAAGAAAAGTTGGACAGAGCACAGTTTGCTTTGGAAGCATCTACAATTATGCGAAACAGAATGAAAGCATATCCTGTTTGGGAAAAGTACGGATTTGATTTGGACTACACGGACAAATACAATCAAGAGAACATCTGGCAAACACAATTCCAAGGTATACTATTTACTAGGATTATGCCTAACCTTAAAAGAATCGGATTGTTACACGAATCATTAGTTCCCGAATATGAGAAATTAGGGGTGATGGGATTTGCTGATGGAGACTCAGACTACGAAACATCATGGGAAGAACTGTCGAAACCTTTGAAAGATAAATAGTAGTATGAAATCTTTCACGCAGTTCAATAACATATCAATACCTACGGTAGAACCATTACTTAGCGAAGAAGTCAAATTAACTGATTTTGACCCCGAAGTATTGGACGGTTTTTCTGTAGAGAAACATAAAAAGTCATCATCTAGGACAACTGTTTTTGTTATAAAAACGCCAGATAGAGACAAGGATAGAGACGAACTTGTCAAGAGTCTTAAAGACGCTGGAATAGAACATGAAGTAATTGGAAGTTCTTTGTCTAGTTTTGACCCTGTAGAAGTTAAAGGCATGGAAGGTGGAAGATGTATCTTTATGTTCAAACCCAAGTCGGGTGGAATGAATGAAACAACTTTGAACTCAAGTATCACCGAACTGTTTCCCGCTATAGCACATGAGAAGGGTTACAAACCAAAGAGCGTAACGGACTTCTATGATTTCATTCTGAAACAAGATGTTGACAAATTGAAATGTGTTGCAAGTTCAGATAAGAAAGCCGCTGTTGAGTTTATAGGACTTGCAGAAGATTCATCTAAGTTCCAAGAAAAGGTTGAGAATGCTATAGGTATTCACAAGTACATAATGGACGAAGAGAAGTCACAGAAAATTAAACAAGTATATTGGGGTTATCGTGCTAAACCTACAGGAGTTCCAAGTGGTCATCCAGGCGATATCTTTATTGAGTTTGATGGCAAGAAACCTAATATTCTAGGGGTGTCATTGAAAGCGGGTGGAAAGAAAACATCCGAACCCAAACTGAATACATATGTAAATCCAGTATTCCAATTCTTCAAAGCAGGTAAAGATGTTAAGAAGTTATCTTTAAGATTACACAAAGAGGTGTACTCAAAAATAGACGGGATGCCTTCTGCTGATACATATGATTCTAAAGAAAGAAGAACAACAGAAGGTCTGTTAAAAACTTTAGATAAAAAGAACAGCAAACTCTACGAATCATTATATGATAAAATGTTAGAGATTATAAGAGACGAGTTGATTGACCTATTCAACAAGAATGGTAAAGTTGGCGGTAAGTCGTTTGATTACATTAAAGAGAGTATCTTAAGAGATGCTCCCGATGTACCTACGAAGGTAATTAAAGGTATAGGTTCCACATACGAACAAGTCACGGACGATGATGAGTTGGGTGTATTCTTACCAGTTGTAAAATTCTTGAAAGCGGAAAAGTCGGGAAGTTCAAAACAGAATTGGTTCATTCATTTGCAGTCTAGAGATACTACATTGACCATGCAAATGTCAGTAAGAACCAACAAAGCAGGTCACGCTGGTAAAAAGAAACTAGGACAGTTTTATAATTTAGCAGTTAAATATAATGGATTAACAAAAAAATAAAATATATGTATGAATTAGTTGAAGAAGCGAGTAAAGTATTACGCAACCCCACTGAAATGTTTAATTTCGACAACCCACAGTGCGATGCTGTAGAGTTGGAAACTGGCATGAGAGACGCCATGGTAAAACATGGTGGTCTTGGATTGAGTGCTAATCAAGTTGGTGTTGATGTTAGTATGTTTGTTATGCGAACTCAAGACGAGGGTATAGTTGGTTTTTTCAATCCAGTCATAACGCAGATTTCTCAAGAAACTGAAATGATGAAGGAAGGGTGTCTATCTTTTCCCGACATATATATTATGCTAAAGCGACCAAAGTCAATTGTCTTTGATTACCAAACCTCAGATGGTGAGAAACGTTCACTTGCTTTGGAAGGTCTTGGCGCAAGATGTGTACAACATGAAATAGACCATTTAAATGGTATCATATTTTTGCAACGTGCATCACAGTTAAAAATTGAACGTGCTCTCAAATCAAGACCCAAGGAGAGAGCAAAGAGAATAGAGTATGAACAACGAAGAGCAATTGCCGAAGCCTTACACGCCAAAAATGATGCAAAATTTGCTGACGTACAATCAATGTCAGCAGATAATACAGTTTCACAGAACTCATAAACATTTACAAAGTGTAGGTAGTTCCACTGATTACGGTGGTATTAGACTTCAACATATCCAAACTCCATGGGTAAGACAACTAGTTGGACAAGTAGCTCTAAATCTTATATGTGAGATATACAAGACACAGGGTAAAGTTACCTACCCCGAAATGATTGCAATCAATGAATGGCCGATTGGGGGATTTCAAGAACCACACTTAGATACTTATTCAGCTGAATCATTGCTAGATTTAGATAACCTAGAACAAAACCAAAGAGAGTGGACTTGTATCTTATATCTAAATGATAATTTCCAAGGGGGTGAAACATATATTCCTTTCGGGGAACAATACGAGCCTCAAACTGGCACTGGATTATTATTTCAAGGTATCTATATAAAGCATGGTGTACATAAGGTGAGACGAAACTCAAGACATACAATTTCATTTTGGTTTTCTGATAACGTAGATAGATGTATGCCTCTTAATGCTGAGATGATGAATGCTTGATTTTAACCTAATCCAAATACCCGAAGTTATAACAATTGAAGAAGCCAAGAGTTTAATTCAGTTTCATAAGGAACATCCACATCTTCTTCAAGAAGACTCTTCCCCTCTTTATGATGGGAGAAAAATTCCTATGGAACACATTCAAACTGGATGGATTCGCACGTTGATGAGGAAATTAGAGTACCTATCGATAGCAGAGATTGCTTGTCAAACAGGACAGAAGGTCTATCCCGAACAGACTGAAATCATGAGACACCCCAATGGGTCTGAGATTCCATGGCATATAGATGTATATGACACCATGGAAGGGGATACGATTGTCCCACAGACCACGTGGGCGGGTGTAATGTACCTTAATAATGACTACAGTGGCGGTAAACTGCGGTTTAAACCATGTGAGTCTCTACCCATGGGGTTTGAATACACCCCCGTGGCGTGCGAATTAGTCCTATTTCAAGGGATGGATTTCCACCATTCCGTATCAAAAGTGTATCGAAATGACCGATATACCCTACCCCTATGGTTCACCACGAACCTACTGGACATGCGTCCCGACTCAAAATAAGTCAAATGAGCTGTTGACAGTGACCCTACTTTAGTGCGATAATACCCCTGTAATTGAGAAAAGACAGGAGTGAAACACGGTGAGTTGCGAATATTATGAGAGTTATCTAGAAGCGAAGTATGAAGAAGGACTAAAAATGGGTCTTTCTGAAGAAAAAGCTGTAGAATATGCTATAGAATGTGCAGAAAACTCCGAATAAACGAAATGAGCTGTTGACAGTGACAGCACTTTTTTGGTAGCCTATACTTATGAATGAGAAACTAACAAATCAAAAAGACAATCTTGCGAGACTAATGGCGGGTGAAGACCTTACCGTTATCCACAAGAGAATACCTACTGCCTACTTTGACGTTAAGAACAGGGTTCTTGCCTGTCCTATCTTCAAAGAAGATATGAGTCCCGAACTTTATGACCTATTCATGGGTCACGAAGTTGGTCATGCATTAAACACTCCCGCTGAAGGACTGCACAATGCATTGGAAAACAATAGAACACTTAAAGGATATCTTAACGTTATCGAAGACGTTAGGATTGAGAAAGCAATCAAAGCGAAATACCCTGGCTTGGTCAAGTCTTTTTTCGCTGCTTATAAAGAGTTGGTTGCTCAAGACTTCTTTGGAATCAAAGGTAAGAATGTCAATGCACTTTCATTGATTGATAAAATCAACCTTCAAACTAAGGTTGGTTCTTCTGCTGGTGTGATATTCACTGATGAGGAATTACCATTCTATGAAATGTCAGAAGCATGTACTACTTGGGATGAAGTAGTTGAGTGTGCTACTGCGATTTATGAGTGGTCTAAAGAAAACGAAACAAGAAATGAAGATGACCAAAGAGCTGGTGTCACTATGCCAGAAGTTGGTGACGATGAGATGGATGAAGATTGGGATGAAGATGACTTCATGGAACCCGACTTTGACCCGAACACTTCTGCGTCCGATGACGATGATGGTTTGCCTGACGATGATGATTCATCTCAGTTAGGTAATGAGTCATCCGATAGTGGTGAAGATAGCGATGACGCTCAAGAGGGTGAAGGTGATGGTGAAGACGGTGAAGAAGAAGGCGGACAAGGTGACATCGCTAGTAAGACTGGTGGTACTTCTTCTAACAAAAATTCAAGTAACTACTCTGATGATGAAGATGGTGCGAGAGAATCAATCACCGAGTACAATGCTCATCAAAACGAAGGTTCATTTGTTGAGTCTGCTCCGATTGTGAGAACTACCAAAAACATTTCTAAAATGTTTGAGAGTGGTGGTGAGATTGACAACATGGTTGTTACTGCTGAGAAACTTTCATCTTACATGGATGAGTGGTTTTCAGAACATGATGATTCAGAAAACTTAATCAAGTATGCAGATTATTCTGCCAAGAAAATTATTGATAAGAACAAAACCCTTGTCAATCACATGGCAAAAGAATTTGAGATGAAGCAGAATGCAATGAGAAGCGTCAAAGCGTTCCAAGGTAAAACTGGAAAACTTGATATGAATGCTGTTGCTAAGTATCAAGTTATGGATGATATCTTTAAGAGAGTTACCTACTTGCCAGATGGTAAGAACCACGGTGTAGTTGTTCTACTCGATTGGAGTGGTTCAATCTACGGTTCAATCAAAAACCTTTTGGAACAGTCATTGATACTCGCTGAGTTCTGCAGAAAAGTAAACATTCCTTTCAGAGTGTATGCTTTCTCCGACCAGTATAGAGGTGATGAAGATTACTCTAGAGACAATGTCCTTCTTGAACTGTTTGCTAACGGTAAGAAGAAACAAACTCAAAGAGATATGATTAGACTTTTTGGTCTTCTTTACAATGCTTACATCACTGCGGATACTAGGTCTTGGAGTAAGTCTGAAGATACGATTAAAGACTGGTTTGATGGTGCGTCATTTGACTTCAGTGTTTGGAATATGATTAGACTTGATTCGCCTCAGAAATTGAGACTTGGTGGAACTCCGCTGAATAACTCACTGTTAGCAATGAGAAAAATCTTACCTGCTTTTAGAAATGCTTACCAGTTAGAGAAAATGATTCTCACTGTAATAACTGACGGGTTCAGTCATGATTCAACTCACTTGAGATTGACTAGAGAAGAATCTTCAGAAGTTTACGAACAGGAAACTGAGATAAGAGAAACCGAAGATTTGGGTTGGAATCAAATTGCAAAACATATCTTCATTACTGACCCTTACTCAAGAAAAACTTATCCCTACTCTGTGCCAAAAGGTGACGGGTACAACTATAGAGGTAACTCTAATGATTGGGAAAGAACTGCTAACCTATTAGATTGGTTGTCAAAAGAAACGGGTGTTACAGTTACTGGTTACTTTGCTCTTGAAAGAAAGCAAGACTTCTATGATATTCTAAACTCTTGTGGTTCACTCTCACAGTCTATTGAAAAAGACTATGGTTACGATGACAACTACAGGAAGACTTGGGGTAAAATTAGAAAAGAAGGTTATGTAGTTAAAGCACATGGTTACGGAAAATTATTCATCTGCTGTTCTGCAAACCTAAAGACTGTGGATGAAGAACTTTCGGATGACTTGATTGGTGCTAAGAAATCAACACTGCTTTCTAACTTCAAGAAAAACAGAAACAGTAAAGTCGGTTCAAGATTTTTAACAAATGAATTTATAAAGGAGATAGCGTAATGTACAATGCATTTGAAAATTGGTTACAACATATGTTCACTGAGAACTGTGTTGAACGGAAAGCACATGGTGAAAAACCATATGCATCGATAAGTGATTACTATGAAAAGAATCATAGTTTTTTAGTTAAATTGTTTAGGGAAGAGAACCCTTTATCCACTGGAGAAGAAAAATGATACAGGTTAAGAATGAATTAAGGGTAGACCCCGCTTACTACATTTCTCATAATACTGATTACAGTAAGTTTGCTGATGCAGTCATGGATGTTGGTGACCCACCATGTGTAGCGAATAACTGCCCTAGGGTATCTAAGTGTGCTGAGGAAGCAGTCGAATGCTTTGCTTTTAGGATTTGGGTCAACAATGGTGGTGATTTGAACGCTAAACAACAAAAAAAGATGGGTAAATTGCTACAAACATGCAAATAGCTGTTGACAGTGACCCTACTTTTTTGTTAGCCTATAACTTGATGATGAGAAATAACGATATAACTGGAGACAAATTATGAGTGCATCGTATGATAAAACGGAATCGATTACCATTGGTGGTAAAGCGTTCCATTACACACCCGATAGGAAAGAATTCCTTGACGGTCTAGTCGGGAAGTATCCCGACCAATCAGTCTTTTCTAAAGAAGAGATTGAAACACTGGGGCCTGTCCCCTACTGGATGAACAATGCCAAAAGGTATCCGTTCAAAGAAGCAACCGATTCGGGTGTTATCTTCAATCTAGAAGCAGTTGTGAGTGGTTACAACGGTGGATATGAACCGCTTCCCGTGGTTCCTGTAAAACCTGTTGCTGTTCCTGCTTTGGTGAAACCTAATAATTCACCTGTTGCTGCTCAGACTGAGATGGCAGACATTAATCTTTTGAGTGACGATGTAAAAATCGTGCCTGAGAAAATGTCGAACTACGTTCCCTTTGGTCACTTTGCTGATGTCAAGAACATCATCAAGTCTGAAATCTTCTTCCCTGTATTTGTTACTGGGTTGAGTGGTAACGGTAAGACCTTAATGATTGAACAGGTTTGTGCCCAACTGAAGAAGGAACTCTTCAGAGTCAACATCACCATCGAAACTGATGAAGATGATTTGATGGGTGGACACACTCTCGTCAATGGTAACATTGTTTATAGAGAAGGCCCTGTCATCAAAGCAATGAGAAAAGGTTCTGTCCTTCTTCTTGATGAAGTTGACTTGGGTTCAAATAAGTTGATGTGTCTACAATCAGTTCTTGAAGGTAAAGGATACCTCATCAAGAAAACTGGTGAGTGGGTGACCCCTGCTAAAGGTTTCACTATCCTTGCTACTGCAAATACTAAAGGTCAAGGTTCTGACGATGGAAAGTTCATAGGAACTCAAATCATGAATGAAGCAATGCTTGAAAGGTTTGCGGTTACAATGCAACAAGAATATCCACCAGTGACAACTGAGAGAAAAATCCTTTCTAAGGAAATGGCTTTGAGTGGTGATGTTGACATGGACTTCTGTGAGAAGTTGGTTGACTGGGCGGACGTTATCAGAAAGACCTACTATGAAGGTGCGATAGATGATGTCGTGACTACTAGAAGGTTGGTTCACATTGTGAATGCTTTCAGAATGTTTGGTGACAAACTTAAGTCAATTCAAATGTGTATCTCTAGGTTCGATGAAGAGACTAGATTGTCTATCCTTGACCTCTATACCAAGATTGATGCTGGTGTGAATCCACTGGGTGAGGAAGTTGAAGAAACTTCCGAAAACCCTATTGACGAACCACAGTTCTAGGAAGTATAATAGACGTATGAGTATAAACTACAAATACAATGAAGACGAACTCCTTGCGGAGTTCTCTTCTTATGTGGACAAAACTTACGACCAACACTACTCTCATAATAAATTTCAGGCGACTGAGTTTATTATGGACAGTGGTCACGGTGAAGGATTTTGTATCGGGAATATTATGAAATATGCCCAGCGATACGGAAAAAAGGATGGGTATAACAGAGCAGACCTTTTGAAAGTAATCCATTATGGATTCCTTGCTCTAAACAATCATGATAGGAGACTAACCAGTGATGAAAATAAGTAACAAAACTAAAGATGTTCTAAAGAACTTCTCAACTATAAATCCAGGCATCAAAGTAGATGCTGGTAATAAACTGCAGACTATTTCAAATATGAAAAACATTCTTGCAGTTGCAACGGTGACAGAACAATTCCCACAGGGATTTTCTGTTTATAATCTGCCTGAATTCTTGGGTGCAACTTCTCTATTTGAAGACCCCGAATTTCAGTTTAACGATTCTGCAATGACGATATCAGATGATAACTCATCGATGTCATACTTTTATGCATCCGAGGGTATGGTAACATCGCCAGAGAAGATGATTACAATGCCTGAAGCAGAAGTTAACTTTGATATGAGTAGTACACTTCTTTCTGATTTACAGAAAGCATCAAGCGTACTAGGTGTGAATGATTTGGTTCTTGAATCAACTGGTGGCAATGTACAGTTCACAGTTAAAGATAAGAAGAACTCAACAACGAATACATTTAGCCGAATGGTTAAGGAAGGCGATGGTGCTTCTTTCTCCATGAACTTTAAAATTGAAAACTTAAAAGTTCTTGCTGGCAACTACAATGTATCGGTATCTGCCAAAGGTATTTCCCATTGGAAAAACAAAGATGTTGAACTAGAATATTTTATTGCATTGGAGCCAGACTCAACATACTCTGCTCAATAGGCATATATAATATTGTGTTAGTGTTAAGCCAGTCTCTGTAATACTTTCGGGAGTGACCCTTCTCATCACATACTAGGGTGGGTCATGCAGTAAACACGGTGGGGTGTTTGCATCTTTTAATGAGACCTATATTATGAAACAAGAATTTTTATTTGTAGAGAAGTACCGCCCTCAAAAAATTGAGGAATGCGTACTTCCAACTTCACTCAAAGACACCTTTCAAGATATAGTAAATACGGGTGAGATACCTAACTTACTATTGAATGGTACTGCGGGTTGTGGTAAAACTACTGTCGCCAAAGCATTATGTAATGAACTTGGTGCAGACTTTATTGTCATCAATGGTTCTGACGAAGGACGATTGATTGATACCTTAAGAACTAAAATCAAAAACTTTGCATCCACAACCAGTTTGTCTGGCGGCCCAAAGGTAGTTATTCTAGACGAAGCAGACTACATTAGTGCTGAATCTGTACAACCTGCTTTACGTGGATTCATCGAAGAGTTTAGTTCTAATTGCAGATTCATTATGACCTGTAATTACAAAAACCGAATTATCAATCCATTACATTCAAGATGTACTGTGATTGATTTCAAAATCCCCAACACTGAGAAACCAAAACTTGCAAGTCAATTCTTAGCAAGACTTATGGAAGTTTGTCATGCTGAGGATATTAAGTTCAATCAAGATGTTCTTGTTGAACTTATCATGAAGTTCTTTCCCGATTTCAGACGTTGTTTGAATGAGGTGCAAAGATATGGCATCGGGGGTGAAATCGATGCTGGATTACTTTCTACTCTTGCTGAAGAGAAGATTACGCCATTGATAAACACTCTTAAAGATAAGAAGTGGGGAGAGATGCGTAAGTGGGTTGGAGAAAATTCCGACAATGATTTATCAGTAATGTATAGAAAGATTTTTAACGCACTTGAGACAAAGTTAGAACCGTCATCGATTCCTGCCTGTGTGCTAATCATAGCAGACTATCAATACAAATCTGCATTCGCAGCTGATATTGAAATTAATCTTGTGGCATGTTTAACTGAAATCATGAGTGAATGTAAATTCAAATGAGTGAACATGATGCAGTAGTCGAGAGACAACGTTTATTGTTGGAAGCAGAAGAATGGGCCAAAGGTGTTACATCTTTGCATGTTCATTCTATGACTTCTATGTACTATGAAACTAAAGACTCTATGACGGATTTTGAACAAGGTTCTGTGACGGATGTAGAATACAATTCTGGCATTATTGTCCGTTCACAGAATGGTAAGGTGATACGTACCTTTGGTAAAAGGTTAGTGGGTGATGCACTTGTTGACCAATATACGAGAAAAACTTAATGAAGAAAACTAATCCGTTTGACTTTGTAAAGGCAGTATCACATACTAAAAAAGATATCATGGTAGATGATATCGAAGAGAAGCAATACGCCCCCTTCTTAACTAACAAAGCATTATCCTATCATCAAGACGCAGTTTATTTTGCAAATGAAATGAACATTCGTCATGGTGTGGATAACCGCCTTCAATACCTTTTTTATCTAAATATACTTAGGAAAAGACAGAGATTTTCATCTTGGTCTAAACCCTACAGTAGTAATAAGTTAGAGACGATAAAGGACTATTATAAAGTAAGCAATCTAAAGGCAAAAGAATATGCTGATGTGCTTACAGATAAACAAGTCCGTGAGTTGAAAAAGAGAATGGTAAAAGGTGGTAAGGATTATGGAAAGTAGTTATGAGAATGAAGTCAAAGACTTAGTCGAAGTTACATTTCCCGAAAAAGATGATTTTTTAAAAATACGTGAGACCCTCACTAGAATCGGTGTCGCCTCTAGAAAAGACCAAGAGTTATATCAGTCTTGTCACATCTTACACAAACGTGGTCACTACTACATCACACACTTCAAAGAACTGTTCATACTGGACGGTAAACCTAGCAACCTAGACGAGAATGATATTGGTAGAAGAAATACCATTATTAATCTTCTTCAGCAATGGAACCTCTTGAAGGTTCTAAAACCAAATGCAATTGTAGAACCTACTGCACCCCTATCCCAAATCAAAATCATTCCTTTCAAAGAGAAAAAGGACTGGGTTTTGACTCCTAAATACAATATTGGCAACAATAAGACCACTGATTAGATAAATATCCCTACGAGGATATAATCATGGTTGGTTTCTTTATAACAATACTTAAAAACATTGTAGTCAAGTTGGCAACAACTGGCGCATTTAACTTTATGATGCCTACACTATTGAAATTTGACAAATGGTGTGAAGATAAGATTGGGTTAGATATTATAAAACAAGAGCAAAAATGGGGTCAGAAATACCCACTGCTTAAAAAACGTATAGAGACATTAGAAGAACAGTCAAAGATTACCATTAAGGAAATCAATAAACTTCAGTCTCGCAAATAGGAGAACTTATGTTCAGTTTAGAATTTATAAAAGGATGGGTCAAATCAAGATTAGCAGAACGTACCTCATGGGACGGTGCTATGATTATTGGTATGTCACTGTTAGTATTAGCAGCTGCACCTATTGTTAAACTGTTGGCTTGGCCAGCATTAGGATTCGGTCTTTGGACTCTTGCAAAAGAAGAAAATTTACTGTAATAAATAATTAAAAATAATGGAGAATATTATGGAACCTTCTGATGTATATTTAGGATTTATAGTTCTTATTATCTTGGTGCCACTGTTTTTAGTCTTTAGTGACAAAAATATACTTGGTCGTTTTTATGAAGAGTGGGCGAGTAGATTTGCCGAAACCCCACCTGTACAGAAAGAAGTTAAGAAAGAGAAATCTTTCAAAGCTCCAACTGCACAGAAACTTATGAAGTTCACGAAGAAGGAATTGATTGAGTTTGCTAACAATAATAACATCGTTATTACGTCTTCAAAGACTAAATCTGAGATTATAAAACAAATCAGAAAATAAGTATCAAGGGCAGTGGATTATCCAGTAATGTATAGTCATTAAAAACTGCCCCTAAATACTACCCTCACCATGTCCAAACCTATAAATAGGTGTATGGACATATTTCAATTCTTAAGTGAAGTTGGTATCCCTATCGGAACAGCGGTAGTGATGGCATTCTTTATCTATCTGACGCTCAAGTATATATTTGAGTCCGTCCTAGGTCAGATAGCATCCACAGAAAACATCATTGGCATGCTTGAAACACGAGCACGTGTAATGAACAACGACATAATTAAAATAGATTTACTAGTCAGTAGCGCATTAGACCTCACTCCACCAATTGATAGGGTTGCTCGTGCAGAAAATTTTGTTGAGGATGGAACTATAGACGCTAGAAGGGACTAATCTTTATGGGTAACATTGCTCAACTAATAGCAGAGTTCGGTTTCCCAATGGTTATGTCTATGGGTATGGGGTACTTTATATGGTATGTGTGGAAATTCATCACCATAGAAGTCAAACCCGCACTCGGAAGAATGTTCACCGCAAGTATAAAATTGACAGACCAACTTAGAATGTTAGACCAAGACATGCTTCGTTTACAAGAAAAGGTAAACACTGTCTTAGAGTATCGTGAGCGTCAAAAATTAATAGAGGACGCTAAGGAAAATAAAAATGAAAATTGATAGTGGAACAAAAATTGCATTAATAGTGTGGTTACTAATATGTGTCGTTTATCCGACACAAGCGGACGAACTTGTCCACAAATTTAAGAATCCGTCATTTAGTGGACAGGGAACTTCCGCTCATTATTTGACAATTGAAAATCAAGAAAAGTCTAGAGCAGATAAGATTGCTGAAGACATAAAGGCAGCTCTGTTGAAAGCAGAGAGAGAAGCTGATAATACAACTCTGGCCAAATTCATTAGAAATTTGGAATCAAGAATTTATGCTCAGCTGTCAAAACAATTAGTTGAGAATATGTTCTCAAATGAAGAAGGTGCACAGTATGGTACGTTTTCATTAGAGGGCAATACTATTACTTATGAAGTAAAGAATATATGTAATGCTGATGGTTTATGTGATGATTGGATAGTCATGACCATTGTGGGTACAGACGGAACTTCAACTGTGATTGAGATACCAATAGGGACTGGTGGATTCTAATGAAAGGGATTTTGTCCACAGTTTTACTGGTACTTTTAATGACTGGTTGTGCGGGTATTCCTGTAATGAAGGATTCCTGTACTACACTGATAATGAATGCAGTTGGGGAGTGTATTGAAGACCCCGAAGCAATCAAGTTGCCTGCGTATGCATTATTATTAGAACTGCCAGCAGCTGAGGTTATGCCAGTTATTGCAGTCTATGGGTTTCAAGATTTAACAGGACAAAGAAAAAGACAAGACGGAGTCGCAACATTTAGTACAGCAGTCACTCAAGGTGCTACTGCAATGTTGATAGATGCACTCAAAACGGCAGGTGGTGGAACATGGTTCCGTGTAGTCGAGAGAGAAGGAATTGACAATCTAGTTCGTGAAAGACAGATTGTTAGAAGTACGAGAGAACAATTTAAAGGGGATGGAGATGAAAAGTCTACAATTCAACCCCTACTTTTTGCTGGTATTATATTGGAAGGCGGAGTCATCGGATATGATACTAACATGGAAACGGGTGGTAGAGGTGCCAGAACACTTGGTATAGGACACTCAACTGCTTATCGTAGAGATACGATTGTTGTTTCCTTAAGAGCAGTTAGTACATTGACTGGGGAAGTTCTTATGAACGTCCAAACCAAGAAAACTGTACTAAGTGTATCTCAAGGATTTGATGTTTTCAAATTTGTTGATATGGATACCCAACTCATCGAGATTGAGGACGGTGTGACACAGAATGAGTCAGTGACATTTGCAACAAGGTCTGCTATCGAAGCAGCTGTTCTTCAAATGATTTATCAAGGACATGATAGAAAATACTGGAGAATACTGGGCCGAGACATACCTTATAATGATGACGAAATAGTCATCGGGGAAAACGAAAATGAAGAAGAATCATAATTTAAAATATGCAGTAGCACTTTTAATGACGATGTTTGTTATGCCCCTTTTAGCTGATGATGATAACGAGATATTTCTACAACAGTCGGGTGATACATTAGTATTAACAATCGACCAAGTTGGTTACGGAAATAAATTTGGTGGAACCATTGCGAATGGTTCAGTTGCAACCGATATGATTTTGACAGGTACAAGTATTACTTTCAACCTTGACCAAATCGGTAACAGCAACCAACTATTTGGGCCTGCCATTTTAGACAGCAGTACCATCGACATGACGTTTACTGGTGATAGTAACGTCTTTGATTGGAATATAGGATATGTGGGTGACGCTGATAACTCAGACATCGACATATCAGTTACAGGTAGCAGTAACACTTGGGATTATGACCAAGGTTATGCAGCCAGTGCCAACTATTTGGACATGGATTTAACATTAGTCGGTAGTTCAAACCAGTTCTTTATCGATATAGATTCAGACCAAGCTAAATGGGAAATGGATATTACTGGTAGCAGTAATAATATAGACACAAAACAGATAGATGCCGCAGACCACGATTTAGTAGTGGAACTTGATGGGGATTCTATGAACATGGACATAATTCAGTCTAGTGGTTCATGTGGAAGCAACACATGTCCTGGCAAGATTGATTTGGACTTGACATCTGACAATGCTACCGTCACGATTAATCAAAAAGACACTTCTGATTAGTGCTGTTCTCTTGTCGTATCCTGTTTATGCGGATACGATAGGGGAAATAGTTGAACAAACTGGTATTGGCAATATCATTAGAGAAGGTGTGAATATACCTACGACCAATCTGCCGAGCGTCAACCTATATGACGAAGCCGAAACTGGTAATGGTAGAATGTTAATTGAGTTCTTAGACGAAGAAGAACTTGCACTAACAGAACATACGTTAGTGTTTATTGACGAAGTTTATTATGACCCAAATCCCGACTTGTCAAAAATGACAATGAGAATGGCAATGGGTACTGCTCGGTTTGCTTCAGGTAAACTGGGTAAAATGAATAAATCAAACATTGCGATATCAACGCCAACTGCTAACATCGCAATTAACGGAACAGATTTTACAACCACTATTGATGAGCTTGGGCGCAGTCTCATTATACTTTTGCCTGACGCAAACGGTAATGCATCGGGTGAGATTGTAGTTAGTAATGAATCGGGTATTGACGTAACATTAAATGAAGCTTACAGTGCTACTATGGTATCAACTATAAGTTCATATCCAACAGAACCCGTAGTTATCAATAATATCTCAGCAAACCTAATTAACAATATGTTTATTGTCAGTCCGCCAGCTGATGTACAAAATGTTATAGATGAATCTTCAACTAAATCAAATGACAGTGGATTACTAGACGTAGACTTTTTAGAGTTCGATGGTCTTGATGTAGATGCATTGAAAGACTCTGATGGTGATTTAGAATTTACCGAACTTGATGTGGACTTGTTAGATGTAGATTTTTTACAAGACCTACTTGATGTTGTAGAAGAACTTGATAGAAAGGTAGGTATAAACAGGTCAGGTTCAAGTAGCAATACCTACGGTATTGAGGGAACTTTGATAGGATTCGACAAAGATACTCAATACAACACTTTCGTAGACACGGGAAGTGGCACTGTCAAATTCTTTAGAAAAGTTGAAGGTACTATAAGTATTACGTTACCTATAGATGCTATGGCTCGAATAAATACAGTAACTAATGAAAAGGAGAGTACGATAACAATGGGTGGTGATGAAGCCATTCAAATTGAGATTCGTCAAACAAACTAATGACAACAGCACAACAACAGAAAGAAAAACTAATGTTTGAAAAAAAGAAAATCAAAGACCAAGCAGATACAATTGCTGAACAAACAAAGAGAATTGAAGAGTTCTTAAGGAAACAACAAAAATGAAAATAACTGGAACCCATTTAGGAATTGCGGTAATTGTCTTATTTTTTGTAGGACAGTGCTTTGCTGGGCCAGAACATAACCATGTTCACATAGAACAAGTTGCTGATGGCGATAACGTGAATATTAACATTGACCAAATAGGTTACGATAATCATATCGATTTTACCTTTGCCCACGCTGGTAACTCATTTGATTTATCGCAAACAGGAAACGGTAACTCAATTTCTTGGGTCTCATATTGGGGTTCGGGTAAAGTATGGGGTGGTGATATTGATGGTACAGGTAACACAGAAAACGTTATACAGTTAGATGGTGCAACCTATGGTAGACACATATGGGGCAACAATAATGATATCGATGTGTATCAAAGTGGAAATCATACACATAACCTAGATATTCATGCGGATGACACAGACCATGAACATTGGCAAGAAGGTACTGGAAGTCATTATAGTCACACATACTATTACGGAACTGCTGACGCTTCACAGGTTGATATTATGCAGAAGGGTAATGCCAATCATAATTCACAAATAAACCTTCAAGGTACTGAACCTACAACCTTAAATCTATTACAACAAGGTTCAACTAATCAAACGTATAACTTAACGCAGTCATGTTTTACTGTCGGTGGTTGTTCGGTTAACGTTACTCAAGGTTCCCCCTAAATAAAAAACCCTCTAGTCAAATCCCTCTTGGAATGGTAGGATAGGCCTCATGAATAAATATAAATATATGTGTCTTGTCGTTCTTGGGTTCTGTATGGGATTCTTTTCGGGAAAGGCACACGGATTAGAACTTAACATGGATGCTCATTGTCTTGCACAGAACATCTATTTTGAAGCGGGTAACCAACCACTTGCGGGTAAGGTTGCTGTCGCCAACGTTACTATGAATCGTGTTGAACACGAAAACTTTCCTAACGATATCTGTGGAGTGGTTTATCAAACCAAATCATGGAGAGTTTCTTGGACAGGAAAAAAAGTTCCTCAATTAGGAATGTGTCAGTTCTCTTGGTTTTGTGATGGTAAATCTGATAAACCAAAAGACAGTAAAACATGGGCAGAATGTTTAGAAATTGCTAACGATATAATCGATGGTCATTACTTTGATTTAACGGAAGGTGCAATGTGGTATCATGCAGATTACATACATCCATATTGGGCAGACCATTTAAACCAAACTATACATTTAGATACCCATATATTCTATAGGTAAAATCTATGTATAAATGGTGGACGGTTCTAGTAACCATCGCTCTTCTAGTTGGTCTACGTGTTTCAGACCCATTCCTCATGGAGTCAATTCGACTCAACTATTTCGATTTCCTACAAACACAACAAGAACCAGTTAAAGCTAGTGATATAGTTCTTGTTGATATTGACGAAAAGGCATTAGAAAAATACGGTCAGTTTCCATTCCCTAGAGGAGTGTGGGCAGACATGATTGAAAAGACGCCAGAGACAAGTCCGTCTGTATTGACAGTTACGTTTGCACAACCCGATAGATTTAGACAAGACGATAAACTGATAAGTACATTGGGGAATAGATTGACACTGCTCTCCGCCTCACCAACCAATCAAAAAGAAACAGGAAGTGCACCATACATTGGTATCGCAAAGTTAGGTAGAGGTGACCCTAGTAACTGGTTATACTCATATGAAGGTATCTCAAGTCCCATACAACCCCTACAGGAGGCGGTTTATGGAGTAGGTACTGTAAGTGCTTCACCTTCTATAGACGGTACAGTTCGTTCTGTACCCCTTGTAGTGATGGCGAATGACCAAATATACCCATCTCTCGCACTAGAAGTGTTGAGAGTTATGAATGGGGAACAGTCTTACAACATTAAGATAACACCCGAAGTTGGTGTTGAGTGGGTGAGGATAGGAAGATTACCCCCACTCACAACAAAACCAAATGCAGACTTTAATATTGCATTTTGGAATCAGTTTGAACGAGTCAGTGTTACTGATGAACTGCCTTCTGATAAAATCCTTATATGGGGTTTGACAGCCTCAGGTCTGAGTAATCCAGTTTCAACCCCAATGGGTGCAATGTATCCCCATGAAGTACAAGCGAATTTAATTCAGACCGTCTTGACAGGATTCCAAATACAACGATTCTACTATCTTGAATTTCTAGAGATTGTTCTCGTTCTGTTTTCTTCTCTAGTAATATTGGCAATGGTCTACAGACTTCCCACAGTTCTTTCGGGGATAGGGAGTCTAGGTGTCGTTGGATTGCAGGCGTATATGGGCTACTACGTTTGGATGGAAAACTTGATTTTGCTCGATGTTTTTTACTCATCTCTTGCCTCATTGTTAGTTTTTGGTCACGCATCTTTCAACAAATACTTCACTACGTATCAACTGAAAGAACAAATAAAGAAACAGTTCCAAAAATATTTATCGCCAGACATGGTTGACCAACTTCAAAAAAACCCCGAATTATTGAAATTAGGTGGAGAAAGAAAGGAACTTTCCTTCCTTTTTGCCGACATTGTTGGGTTCACCCCCATCTCAGAAAGTTATATGAAAAGGGATGACCCCGAAGGATTGGTTGAACTTATCAATAAATTCCTAGACGCAATGTCAAAAATTGTTCTCGCAAATGGTGGAACCATCGACAAATATATGGGCGATTGTTTGATGGCATTTTGGAATGCGCCTTTGGATTGCCCAAATCATGCAGAAATGGCAGTTAAAAGTGCTATGGAAATAGAACTGTTAACAGAAGAAATGAACAAGGAACTTAAAGAACAGGGATATGATTTACCACCCGTAGTAATCGGCACAGGTATCAATACTGGCCCATGTATTGTGGGTAACATGGGTTCAGAGGCAAGATTTGATTACTCCGTAGTAGGAGATGCAGTGAATCTAGCTGCAAGACTTGAGGTGCAAACAAGAACATTTGATACACCTATTATACTTTCGCAATACACATTAGACCAACTACCCAAAGATGTTAAGACAAAGGAGTTAGACAAGATAACAGTTAAAGGTAAAGAAGAACCTGTTACTATCTACGCACCATACTTTAAAAGAACCATAAGAAAGTTACAGAAAACCTCTTGATTTTTTTATATAAGTCATTATATAATGTATAAATACTTTTGCAATGCCCATTAGGGGTTGCATAATACAAACTTGCTTATTTAAAGGAGAAAACTATGACAAGTAAACAGCTCGGAGACTTTGATGTCTTCAATTTCGGGAAATCATTCCCATTCGCAATCGGGTTCGACAGAACTCTTCAACTATTAGAACGTGCCAATCAGTCACCGACTAATACAAACTATCCACCTTACAATATTGTAAAACACGATGCAGAGAACTTCTCTATCGAACTTGCAGTAGCTGGATTTGATAAGAAAGATATTTCAATCTCAAAAGAGAAAGAAGTTCTTGCAATTGAAGGTAAACAAAAGGAAGGAGAGGAACTTGAGTATGTCCATAGAGGACTTGCATCTCGTTCATTCAAAAGAACATTCACACTTGCAGACGACATTGTCGTTAAAGGTGCAGATATGAAGAATGGTATTTTGAGTGTATCTTTGGAAAGGATTATACCCGAAGAAGATAAGCCTCAAGAAATTAAAATTTCTTAAAAACCCTCTTTACAGGCATGTGCTTATTCAGTATAATAAGTACATGTCTTTAATATTATCAAAAGAAGATTCACTATACGCTTCCCAAGTCTTTATTGACTTCTACAATGGGTTTGACCGTATAGATGATTATCTAAGAAAAATCAAACTAGAACGAGTCGCAAACTTACCTACGTCATTGCCAGGCATGGGGCCTGAAGATGATATGTTCAGTGACTTCTCAATGCATCCCCATGACATGGAATTTGAATGTAGAGTCTTATCAAATGACC